GCCGCCGGGTCGAAGTTTTTAGCCGTAACCGCCCCCATTTTAGAGGGGCCTACTTTCCCGGTTTCAAAACCCTTCGATGGCAACCCCATCAGGTAGGCAAGTTGGTTTACGCCAGAGGCCCCAACATCACGCCAAGGGGCTTGGTCCTCTCTGGTCTGTTGGTACATTTCCTCTTGTAGGGCCGTTGCATTATTCGCTGCTCCTGCGGAAGTGTTTGCCGCGTCCCTGGCCGCACTTGCGCTTTTCTTTGCCGCCATGTTGGATGCAACCCCACCAACAACAGCTGCCCCAACTACTGCAACGCCTGTCCAGGTCATGCGATCACCCCCGCACAAAAATTGTTGTATTCCAGATAATCCTTGGCGATTATTTCTTTTTCTATTTTTTCCAGGTTGGTTTCTTCTGTCACATGAACTGTTATCCACACGGTGTCTTCGTGGGCATAAACAACCCTCTTTGTCCCTGCGGGCGAAATCATCGAGCGCGGGCCGGTCAGTGTTTCGGCCCCGCCAGATTCCGTTAAAACAGAAACCTTCCCGCTCATAAGAAAATTAGGGTGAGCATGTTTGTGGATTTTCCCCACAATCAAAACGCCAGCCGGGATGAATATTTCGCGGACATACACCCCAGGCGCGAAAGAATGCTTGAGCGGGCAAAGGTCAGAGTCACCGAACACGGCACCATCTGCCCTTTCCATGCGCTCCTGAATGGCAAGAATCGTCGCCCTTATGGCTTGTGGGGTTGACAGGTCAAGTGCCTTTTCTGGCACCTTAACCACCACCCACCCGTCATTGTCCTCTATCATGCCGTAATCTCCACCCCGCTAACGATGAAGTTCAGCTTCAACGTGGTTGATGCGATCCCCTGCAATTTATCTCCAGGCTCAAGAATCTGGCCGATAAGCTCCGGGCAGGGGTAGGTCTCCCCACCAACAACGGTGCGGGCATTGATGATCGTGTTTGCCGCTGCCGCCGTATCGCCGGAAGGAATTTTGTAAATTGTCGCCGTGTAGTTTGTGGCCGCTTCCGTGTTGATGATAGAGGCCGCTGTGATCCTGGTCCTGGTTCCGGTCTGCGAGACAAACGGAACATCCGTGGCCGTGGTGGTAAGCTGTTTGTTTACAAGTTCAATTGGGGTAATTGCCATTTCGTCACCTATTTTGTAATTATTTCTCTGCTTCCAATCGTATCCAACTCGTAATGAAAATGCAGGCCACTAACCACGGGATCTGTTGTTGGCTCTGTCCCGGAAGAAGCAATTCGTGTTATTCTTGCGTATGCAAGTTTTGCAATTCCGGGGATTACAAACGTTGTTATGTTTCCCCGCTGCGGAGTGTTGGCAGTGGTTGATGCCGCAATGGTGAACTCTGCCGAAACAGTTGTGGGGGCCGGTATTGCCCCGCTTTCTGGTTCAATAGCATATTCAAGCTCGTATTTTACCGTTCGCTCTGTTTCGTTGTCCCTGCTCACGAAGTGGATATGCCATGTTGCGGTAGAGCCAACCTTCGCATCGTGCTCTATCTCTTGCGGGTCGAAGTCGTGGGCATCGTTCACCGCAAACGAAAACCCGCGCATATTGCCATTCCAGATAACAAGGGACGGGTTCCCTGCCCCGGTTGTTTTCGGGGGGGCCATGGGAAACATAATGTCTTTCCAGACCGTGGCATCATTCTTGAATACAAGCGTCCCGTCTTTCTCAACAACGAAATTCACAAGATCAATAGGCAGCTTTAACCAGTTGACTTTTTGCTCGTCAGCCATGGCAATCTGGCTTTCCAGGTTCTTGATCTTTTGCAACAAAACAAGGTAGTTGCTAGATTCTTCTATCTGTTTCGTCACAAACTGATTTACAAGTTCGTGGTAGTCAACCCCAGGCTTTGCGGGGGGCTGCTGGTATTCCTGCCGATCTATTTGCCGATCTACTGTCTGGCCATCAAACGTCCCGCTAAGGTCAAACCCGGTCAGGTCAATTTCTGCCGCTGCGGTGTTGGTGAAAAAGGTCAGCAGGAACATATACCATTCCCTGGAAATCATGCCGGTACGCTGGTCCAGAAATGCTACACGCGGTGGCGGAATTGTTATTTTCACGATCCGCCCTCTGAGATTTTCAATTCTGCGCCCATGATGGTTATTTTCACGGGGTCTGTGCCGGACAACTCATATACCCTGTCCCGCGAAGAGCCAAGCCGCCGCATGATCGCCCGGTAACGATATTCGCCCATTTTGCCCATGGACAACTGGTGCTCGTTGCTCCAGGTATGCCCGCCATCGTCTGACCAGCGCAACACCATTACTGGGTCTTCGCCTTGGCCAGACAGCAAGCCTACGCCCGTTTCGCAATCAATTTGCAAAGAGTGGTGCATGGTACGCTTAAGCGAGTTTTTGCCGGTGGGGATTGCCCGCCAGCTTCTAACCCATTTTTGCGGGCTTCCGTTGTCTGCGTAGGTGGTTGTGTCTAGGGCGTAGATATTGCCGTTCTCGAAGTCTCCCACAACAATTTCGCCGCCAAAGCTCATCTGGCAGTTTGATCTGTGCCGGGTGAGAAGCCCATCGGTAAGCCCTGCGCGTTCTGTCCATTCATTTGTGGCGGCATCAAAGGCCCACGTTTTGCTGTCTGTGGGGAAGGTCAGCACATAGAATGAGTGCCCTTCTTGCTGGTAGGTGTAGGCAATGGCATCAGACAGGCTAGAGTAGCCATTCAGGGCCGACTCAATAGCATGGTTTGAAATACGTTGGGGGGTGTATCCGTTTGCCCTGTAGACAATGCCGTTGCCCCTTGCATCAGAGCTGAGCCAAAAAACAGAGTTGTCCATTTTTGCTACTGAATGCGTGGCGATACACCCGGCCTCTATAAATGCCCCTTGTATTCTGGCAAGGGGGAAATCTGCCCCGCCGGCGTTATACCAAACCTCGATAGAGTCACTACCAAACAGCCAAGCCTCTCTGTGGTCGATAATCAGCGAAACAAGGTTATCAGGTGCACCTTCTGCGCTGGCAAACTCAAGCGCATCTATGCTGGTTCCGTCAAGCAGAGCCGTAACCCATATTTTCTGTGTGTCGGGTTGAATGAAAACGAAATATCCATCCAGATAGCCAACCTTTGGTGCGCCGGGGAAGTCTGGATCGGTTATCGCTCCAAATACTCCGGTAGTTGCGTTGTAGATGTACCCGCCTGGGTTACAGGCGATAAAAAGTTGCGTCCCATTATCTGCCATGGAAACAGGCCCGGACCCGGAGACAGTTCCAAGTTCTGTCACCGCCCATGAGGCGGAAACTGAGTATAGTTTTTGCCCGGAAACAACGTAACCCTTTGTGCCGTTTATTCTGTGCGCCCCCCTGATCGGCCCTGTCCCTGCTGTGGCAAGGAGCCGCAACCCAGGCGCACGGGTCAGGAAGCCAAGCTCTTTCCCGCCCTCTGGCACGGCCTCTGGGTACAAATTGATCATCCTGTTATCTGCGGCGTTGACGCTACGTGCTGCGTATGATCCGCCGAGAATTGGAGTGCGCATTTAAATATCGCCGGTGTAGATATTAAACCGCTGTTTTCCCATCAAAAACGCGGGCAAACTCATAACGTCCTTTGGTGCATTCTGCCGCTTCAAATTGCGCTTCGACACCATTGCAAGCCTCTGAACAGACGCGGGAGGCTCTACCCCAAACTCTGCTGCAATTTCACATGCCAAGTTGAACTTGAACGCCCTTTTGTAGCCGGGGGGGAAACTCAGGGTGGTTGTCAATGTCGCAGGCTGCGAAAGCTCGTCAACCGACACAATGTGGAATTCAAGGGAGCTGGTCGGCACAGGATAAACGGTCATGGTTGCGTCTGGCATGTCCATGTTGATCCATAAAACCTGCGGGTCCGTGCTGGTCGCGGTCTTTACCGCAATACCATTGTATTGCTGCTGGTTGATGATGCTAATCCCGGAGGAAACCCCGGCAGAGTCATTAAAGTATGTCGAGTCATCCAGAGATATTGGCCTAACCCCCATAAAGTCACCAGACGGGCCGATGGTGCGAGTCGCCGTGTTTGCTGGCCACGTAAAAACCTGATCTTGTGTGGCGTAAATACTCAGCCGCTCAGTAGACCACGAATCCAGCATCTGGTTGAATGCGTCCAGTGCGTCGTTCAAGGTGGCCGCTGTGGCTGTCTCCCCCTCGGCAAGCTGGCCGATGAGGCGAAGGGCGGAGGTGATCTGGTCTTTTGCCGTGGTCATGTTCAAGCCCTACGGTTATATTGGCGCTTTTTGGCTGGTTTGTCCTGGACAACCGGCCCTTCTTTGACCTCTTCAACAGGTTTTTCTTCCTGCGGCCCCGCTGGTTGCTCAAGTACTGTTGGGTCGAACCGTTTCCAGCCCTTGCTTTCATCCCAGGCCGCTTCTTGCTCAGAAATAGCAACCTTCCCGCCATGTTCCGCGTGTTTCAGGTAAATTACTGACATGCCTCCTCCTTATGAACAAAAGGGGGATTGCTCCCCCTCTATTATTCCTCTTCTGGCTTGTTTAGAGTGTCCAGCAGTACATCAAGCAAGGCAAGTGCCCCCTCTGCTTGACGCAAGACTGAATATGCCTGATCCTTTCTTGCCAGAATTTCAGCCCTTTGTTTTTCTAATTGCTCAAAAGTAATCTTCATACAATCAAGCCAAGGAAGTAGTGTCGCACAGGGGGATATACCAAGTGGTTCCACCAATCCTCACCTTAAGTCTCGCTTGGGCCGTTGCCACCTGTTCACTCACTTGGTCATACAGCCCGCCAGAGGTGTCTACAACCCCACCACCAAGCTCAAAGAAATACCCATTGGTGTTGAAAGTTGCCGAATCATCCGTCACATTCCCGTACAGGAAAGAGGTTGCAGTACCGACCGCCGCCCCCGACCCAAGGGTAATCTCAGACTCAATCGGGGCGTAAGTTCCGCCCGTAGTGCCTGCGGACATTACTAATTCCCCGACAACGGCGGAGCCGAGACCAGAGGTGCTACCGTTGGCCCCATAGGTGACTATCCCTTTGAGGGCATTTGACCAACCGCCCAAGGCCACATCGGTATCAAGTGAAAACTTGACCCGCCCGCCTGTTGCCCCTGCCCCCGTTAAGGTAGTTCCCAAAGTAAACGGCTCGACATTGCCGACCGTTGCGCTTGATACCGTCCATGCAAGCATTTTGTTTGCATCGGTGGTTAAGGTTTTTGACGCCTGCGCTGTACCAGGGGTAATACCGTCAACATAGCCAAGCTCCGTGCCGCTCAAAGTGCTCCCGCCCACAACGGCGGTCGTGCTCGTCATGGTGGTAAAAGTTGCTGCTGCCGGGGTTGATGCTCCAATCACAGAATTTTCGATGGTAGACCCATCCAGATTCTGGTCTCGGAATGCAACCCCTATTGATTTTGTGTCGCCCATAATCTTGTTCCTTTGGTAAGCCCCCTTTCGGGGGCGGATTGTTTAGCTTGCCCGGTACATGGTCCATGCGCCCGTGCCGGTCTTTCTGGCGCGAAACACGCCGGAAGAACCAGCCGAGGTGGTAATGGGCAGCGTTACCATGCCGGAGAGCGTCCAACCAGTGCCGACAACCATAGTGATAATGCCGCTGGAAGTACCCAGGTTGATTACGTGCAGGTCAAAGGTGCTACCAACCTTGGCGTTCACCAGAACGGCCTCTGTGTCCGCTACAGTAGGCAAGGTGTAACTTGCAGCCGAGGTGCTGGGGTCGCCAACCAACACACCGCCAAGAATCTGGGCCGTGGTCAGAGTTGCCGTCGATGTTGCGGTTTGGGGCGCGGGCATAACCCCAATTTTCAGTTCATTTAAGTTGCCGTCGCCGATCTGCTGGCCACCGCCTACGCTAGGAATTGCCATGATATAACTCCTTGTCCAAATTTTAGTGATTAGCCCCAGATACGACAGGCAAACTCAGGCCGGATAACTTCGGACCCGTACAGGACATCAATACGGCAAGGCAGCCGGTCGTTATTGATGTCATACTGCCGCACGATACGCAGGGAAATGCCGTTATGCACCTGCCGGGAGGCCATATCAACGCCATTGGGCATCAACAGGTCGGCGGTTGCCAGGGTGATAGCGTTCTTGTGGTAAACAAGGTTCTGCGGGTACACGCCGGAGCTGGAACCCATGAAGGTGATAACGTCACTGGCAGTCGGGAAGCGGTTGACGGTAGCAAGGGCCTGATCGCTCATGTAGATCGAGGGAGAGATAGCTAGGGTGCCGGTGGTGGTGCTGGAAATATCCAGGTCAGCCGTTACGACAAACTGCTGCAAGCTGCCGGTGCTCTCTCTGGTCTGCGGGTTCACCCCGTAGACGTTTGCAATGGTGAACACATCGCCTTGCTTGAAGGTCGGGCTGCCATTGGTGAAGGAAATTGCCAAAGTCGTTGCGCCGTTTACAGAGGTGGTCGCAACAATCGGTGAAGTTGGGCTGGTCCCACGGGTCAGGCTGGAAATGTTCTGGCTCATGTTGACCTCAGAGAAACCAAGAACACCCTCGCCCATCATGCCGCTCTTGAACTGTGCGGAAATGGTGCCAGTGGGGTTGAAAAAGCCCTTCATGCCCTCGACCAACTGCGCGTTGGCTGCCGGGTTTACGGTGGCGTATCGGGGAGACATGGGGGCGGCCATTTCGTTGAGCTTCTGCTGTGCCTGCAACAGCACAAGAGAAGTCGCCGGAGTGGTGCCGGGGGTGCCAACAGAGTTGTAAATCTGCTTGAACGCACGGGCGCAAACATCGTTGTCCACGCTGGTAGCAAGCTGAGAAATGCGGGGTTTCAAGATCTTGTCCGCGAAATCGTCAAGGCTCATGGTCAGCTCGGCGGTAGTGAAGTTCACGCCGATATGCTTCTGGCTGGAAACGGTCAGGGTGGTGTACTGCTGGTTCTCGTCCTGCACACTCAGGGCCGCGCCGTCAGTTACCAGTGCGCGGTCAGGTTTACGAATGCGGAGAGTGGAGCCGATATTTGCGCCTTCTTTTGCAAAAGAATCGTCATACTCCCGGTTGATGTTCCGAATCACAACGGATTCGTTTTCCAGGATTTCCAGGGACTTCCTGGTGATCATGTCAATGGTCAAAGCGGAATTTGCCACGGTTTAACTCCTTATCTTGCCGCCTGCGCCTTCTTGATCTGTCTCGCACGTTCTGCGGCAATCCATTCCGATGTGCTCATGGCCTTGATTGATCTGGGGTCCGTGGTATCGTATGTCTTGCCTGCGGTCTGCGTGTTTACAGGGTTAATAGGCGCGGGGGCGCTGGTTGTTTTCTTTGCGGGCGGGTCGCTGGCTAGTTTCGCCTCGATCTTCCCAATTTCTTTTGCCTGCATCAGCGGTCCAAGCTGTGCGATACGGGCCGCTTCTTTCGGGTTCAGCCCAAGGTGATACAGAATATCGGGGCCGATTTCGGAAGAGGTGATCGCTTCGGCCATTACCTGTGTCACCGGCAACCGGGGATTTTTTGCGACCTGATCGAAGTCGGCATATTTCTCTTGTGCCTCTTCAACTCGATCAAGATATGCGTCCTCCGTAGCTGCCCTTGCTTTTTCCGCTTCTCTCTTCTCAACTAACTGAGCCGCCTTGTATTCTGCCATTGCTTCCAGGTGGGCCTCGGGGTTCTCGAAAGCCTCAGGCGTGGGGGCTTCTGTCGGAGGTGCCTGTGTGTGCTGCTCTCTTGCCCATTTTCTCTGCTCACGGGCAATTCTTTTACCGATTGCTGCGTCAATCTCCGCCTGGGTAAAGGTCTTTTCGGCGGTAGTTTCCGGCTCTGATACTTCGGGTTCAGGGGTGGCCGTGGGTTCCTGTTCCGGCGCGGGTTCAACCGCTGGTACTACATCTTCTTCGCTCATGGTTTAATCCTTTTGTGGATTCCTAGCGTGCCGTGCTAGTCCGGTTACTCGTAAATAATGGTGCATGCAATGGTGTTCGCAAGCACGACATACAGCCCCGTGTTGAACGATACTCCGCCGTCATCCCCGCTGAGTTGGTACATGGTGGCAGCCGCCGGAGTGAATACGGCAAGGATCGGGTCCGTTGTCCCTGCCAAAGCAGAATCATAAACAGCGATGGTCCCAGAGGAAGTAGAGCTTACAAAGATGCCCTTGATCTTCCCGGCCATGTTCTTAACTTGAGAGGTTGCCGTGATAGCCTTGTAGTTTGCCATTTTCTACCCCAGGTGTTTAAGTTTGTAGATTATTCGCCTTCGTATTGGTCGGGAGCTGGTTCTTGCGGTTGCATGGGCTGCTCTTCCCTCATAGTTCCCACCAAATCCCCATTGGTCATCATCCCGTGGATGGTGCCAAGCACAATGTCTTGTATCTGATCCTCGCCCAATCCGGCCTGTACCTGTGCGAGCCTACGTGTTTCCGCCTCATACTCGGCAACCCGTGCCTTGCTCTCAATCTCAAAATCTTTTCTTTCCGCCTCCCTGGCCTCAAAACTGTTCTGAATGTTCTGTAACATCCCGGACATTTGCTGCATTTCCTGACCCATCGCCTCTATCTGCTGTTGTGCCTGGGCAAGCTCCGGGGTTACATCATCATCACCTAATAGTTTCGGATCAATCGTCTTGGCAAATCGCTCCGCCATTTCGGTTGCCCCTGGCCAATCCATATTCTTGATGAACAAGTCGCCGGCAACCGCCCAAAGCTCCGGATTGCCTTGCAGTAATTGTGCCATAGCCTCCAGCGATTCTTGCCGCTTGGTCATGTAGCTCGGCCCGGTAGTCACGCACACGTCGTATTTGCCGATGCCTGGATTATAAATTTTCTTGATTACTGCGCCGGTGCCCTGGTCCTTGATCTCCTTCACCGGCTCGGCTTGGGTCGGGTCAATCATCGCGTTGTCGGTTTCACCGTCAAGGCCGATTATCCGGGCAATTCTCTGTGTGTCGTAAATCTTGGGGATCAAATCAACAATCTGCCGGGTGCAGTGTCGTACCGCACGGGCTAAATTGTCCACATAGTGGTACGTGCCTGTGTCGCTCTGCCGCTCTCTGGCTATGATCGCCTTGCCGGACTTCTCGTTAGTTCCCGCGCCTAAAGAGTCGTCGTATTGTCCGGTGGTGGACTTAATATCGTCGCTGGCCCCCATTTT